CCTATTGCTGTGCCATCTATTGCTCCTCCATCAATATCTACTTTTGATATATCAACCTCACCAGTGCCATTAGGTGTAATTCCAATGTTTCCATTTGAGTTAGAAGAAATAATTGCATTATCTGAAATTGATATATTGTCAATTTTTACATTACCGGTTCCATTTGGTGTAAGTTCGATGTCTCCATTAGCAGCATCAACTATTTTTATACTTGAACTATTAGTTCCTGCATTTGTATCCAGGACTAAATCATTTGCACCAGAAGATGTAACTTTTGCTGAAGCAGATCCAGAGCCTATTACAATTTCTCCTGTTCCATGTGGACTTAAAGTAATATTTGAATTTGATGCAGAAGTTGCAATACTGATTGCGCCTGCATAACTGGTTGCTGTTGTCAGGAATGTTCCATTTTCTGAGGGAACATATATAGTTCCAGAGCTGCCAGAAACTCCTGAGTTTGCTGCAATAGTTACATAGTCAGTATCTGCAGAATTATCATCTGAGAATTTAAACAAAATTAAGTCTGCATGAGCCATTTTTCCATAGTCAGAATTTCCTGAATCAGTGAAAAAATTAAACGTCTTTGAGGCATCAGTATAGCTTGCTCCTGCATCGGTCCCACTCATGCCTGAGATACTTCCAGCTCCACTATTGACTGCAGCTCCTATAGTAACTTGAACAGCTGTTCCAGATCCGTTTCGCCAAAACAAATTACCGCTTGTCTGGTAAAGTGAATATGAAGTTGTTGCTGGAGTAACTGAGCTGTCGAAGATGACATTTTTTAATTCTGTTGCAGAATTAAGGTTAAACTCAAGGTCAGCATTTATATTTAATCCAGCTGGTGTTATTCGTACTCCCTTGTTAGTTGAATGGTCATGTCCATCTATTGCATCTAGTGAAGTATTTAGGTTATCCGCCCAGGTAGGTCCAGTATCAACGCCTATTGCCGGTTTGTTTATAGATGTTATATTTGTTCCTGCTGTTGCCATAGTTTTTTTTTAGAAGAAAAATAAATCTGCGGTTACTGTTCCGCCTGCTTTTAAAATTACAGTAGTCTGTGGAAAATCATTTACTGTTGCACTTTCATAAATTACTTGAGCTGCATTCTGTTTTAAGATTATCCATCCTTCCGGTTTTTGCTCAAGTCCATGATTTACAATAGTGTCTGATGTGGTAATTTCTATATCATCAACCTTGTTACCACTTGCAAAAGGTAGTTGAAGCAGCGGATCTAGGGCCGTTGCAATATAACCCTGTACCTGGTCAGTTGCAGCGGATCCAGTTGAAAGTTGAGTAAATGTTTCCCTACTCATACAATTAGCGAATTATAAGAACTTACATCAGTTACAGTTGTTGGCTCTCCCAAATCTCGCATTTCTGAGACTGCAATAATCCGGTCTGCCAGCTGCTGCTTAATTGCAAATAAAGCACTTACATCTGCTTCCTCTTTTATGAGTGCAGATATTGCAGAACCAACAATGACGTACTCATCCCAACCACTGTAGAAGTCATACCGGCTTTCAATCCTTCCAAAAAAAGTAGGATCTGCCAAGCCTGCTGAGTTAAGGTCAGTAGTTACAGTATTTGCTCCCACTGCAGTTACTTTCTGGTTCACATTATAATTTGCAGCAACCAGGAAATTCACACCATCCAGTAAATCATCAACAGCAAAATTATGTGCACCAATGGTCCACATTGTTGAAGATCCGCGAGTAATAGCAGTTACTGTATATTCCAGAAATTTCTTTGGTGATGGAATATACCAAAGAGTAGCTGTATCTGAAGTGGATGGAGTTGGATTAAAAATAATTTTGGATCCCTGAACGTGATACCTCATATCTGAAGCAATCGCATATAGTGATCCAACATTTCTTTGAGAAAAGTTGTAGCGTCTGAGTGGGGTAGATGATCCACCTGAGTTGATATCCACCCCTCTCATTTTGTAAAAATCAGCTGGAAGATCGTAAGAGTCAGTACCACTGACCAGAGAAATTGTATCGGATTTTAAAAAGTAATCTTCAGAGTTTGCTGAAGTCACTACCAGGTCATACAGCTCTGCATAACTTCTGTTAATCATCCTGCGCCATTCATCATCAGAGATAAATTGGCTATTCTCCATGTCAGCTCTCTGCCTGGCAAGCAGGCGGAGTTCACTTAAACTTACAATATCAGTCATAGTAACTTTTTAATAACTGTTATATATTCCATGAATTGCATCCAGAACAGCTTCAGAGTTTCCTTTCTTAACTGCAGAAATTAGCTCATCTGCCATCTCATACTGCTCTTCAGAATAATCTTCCATTTCTTCCTCATCTTCGTATTCCATATCTTCCATGTCATCATCATCTGAGTGTTTACCTTTACCCAGGATAATCATGGCAGTGTCCTTCCCGCTTTTCATCATAAGTCCCCCCTATTTAGTTAAAGAAGTATTTCTGAGAAATAAGGAAAAATGAATACGATTGTTCGCATTGGCAGCAATGTCAGCTGCACTGGCAGTAGTGACTACGTTAATAACCACTGTCTTACCACTTGCAACATCAATTGCACCAAATTGAACCTTAGAATCTGCGACTGCATTCAACGCAATGGAACATTGTGCAGACAATAAACCAGGATAAATAGCATCCAAAGTCACTGTAAAAGATCCTGTTCCAGATCTTGCTACAGTAAACCCTGTGCCTGTATTACTGTCATTATCGACTGCACTTGAACCATTTGGACAAAATGAGCCAGCAATTATTTTAACGTGAGGATTAAGTGCCTGTACGTCATAAAAGATTTTATCAGCCATGTGGCCCTCCTTTCATTATGGTAGGGTTATCACACAGTTATGACCTGGTGCATCGCAAGCAAGCTGCGAATATGAATGCACACGAACCTCAATGCCGTCATCACTGGATTGACGTAGTACGCGGTTGCCATCCAACTCAGTGAGCTGTACTGCAGGACCAATACTCATCAATGACCAGTTATTAAGCTGAAGTAAATATGCGGTTCCACCAGGACAATCTTTGTCTGGTACGACTTTCACAACTCCATGAGGTGCATAGAACTCAAGAGAACGATACCCACTAATGGAATCACTCTGCTTAACTTCTCTTTGTACCTGCGCATTCATTGCTTTTTCGATACTTACGAAATCTGCAAATGAACAGAACATATAATCTGGCTTGCCACCTTCGCGGGCGCATAATGCTGCACCTTCGATAAGTGCCTCCGTGATAGTTCCTCCGGATCCATCGTAGCGTTGTCCACCTAATCTTGATACATCAGCTGTTCGGTCCTGACCAAAAAATGCAGCAGAACTTGGAGCTGAAGCAGGCAACCAACCTTCCAGGCCGGTTATTGCTCCATCATAATCGCCAGCTTGATAAATGTAATCATTCTGTGCGACTGAGGACCAACCACTCAAGTTACCACTCATAGTAATTTGATTTGAGGCAGCTCCTCGCGAGACACCATTTACTGTAAGGGTTCCTGAACGAACAGATCCGCCAGACTTGGTTCCTGAAACTTGCAGGACCATTCCAACTTCAAAGTTTAAGCTGTCCATGTCTGTTACCAGGTCAAGGGCCGTTGTAGAAAAGGAAGAGTTATTAACTCTGCCAATTGCACCGGATCCATCCCTAAAAAGTGCTTTGGAAATTGAATCTCCCACTGAACGCATGACCCCATCAATTTCAGTTGTCATTGCATTGAGGAAAGAATACCTATCACCCTCTGAAGCAGCTACAGCTTCACCAGAAATAGTGGCTACACCATAGTTGGATTTTCGGGTTAGAAGGAACTCACCAATTTTACTGGCAGAAGCATTGGATTGAGCCGTGCTGAACGTTGCTGAACGCCCCTGAGGACGAGTATAGTAGACTGGAATAGGCGCATTTTTACCGCGAAACTTTTCGTCCTTTGGGACAAGTTCCATAAAAGGATGAGAGTCATAAACGACTTTCTCAACCTCTTTACCACGATAATATTGTTTTAATGCGTTATCCCAGGCACTCAGCGTTGTTGCTGTTGCCATTTGAATTCTCCATATTAGATTTTAAATTAGCATCACAGACTTGAGCCATAAGTGGCTAGTGCAGCTTCCAGGCGTTCCCTTCTTGTTTTGGGTTCACCCTTGTCTACAGGCTGCGATGCAGTAACTTTATTTCTGAGAGTTTTCTTTTTAATCCGAGGAGAATCCGAAGTCTTTTCCGGTAGGCCAGCTTCGGGCTGGAACAGTTTTTTGAGCTTGCCAGAGCTGGCAAACTGTCGAGCCTGTTGCTCGTAAAAATCTTCTACTTTTTGCAGGATTACTTCATCCTGTTCAACAGTGCCGGTTTCCTGGGCAACTATCTTTTGCATTTCTAAAATTGTGGGCCAGGCATTATCCCAATTATTTCTGACCAATTCAAACCGGTCATCTGCCTGTACCTTAGTTTTCAATTTGTTTACATAATTGTCAACTTGTTTTTGTCTTTCCATTGTCTCCAGCTTCGCAAGTCTTGCTTCAACCTCTGGAGTCATTGCAGCTTTTCCTTGAGGTGGCTGCATCTTTCCATCCTGGAGTACCTGGTTAGTTGCATTTTCGTAGGTCCAATTAATCGACTCCAAAGCACCAATCATGTCACCCTTATTCACTCTTTCCTGGGCCTCTAAAATTGGCTTCAGCTTTTCTTTTTCTTTATTAAACTGGTGGCGTTGTTGCTGAAGTTCGCGTTCTTTCTTTGCAACTTTTGAAAATGCCTTGCTTATCCTGGGTGTCTCTTCCTCCTCTTCTTGAACTTCCTCAACTTCCTCAGTTTCTTCTGCAGCTGCTGCCACTTCTTCTACTTCTTCCACTTCCTCAATATCTTCTTGAGGTAGTCTATCTTCCAGCCACTCAGCAATTTGTTCCTGGTCAGCTGCACTTAATTCTTGTTCTGAAGTTTCTACTGGAGTCTCTTCTACTGTTTCCGCTTGTTGTGTTTCTTCCATATCCGTTTTTTATTTAATTATATTGGTAGTTCAGTTGCTGGCGGAGCTGCCATTTCAGGCATTGGAGGCGCACCAGGAGGACCAGCTTGAGGCATAGGTAATCCACCAGGTTCTGCTCCGCCAGGTATCGGAGGTGCAGCACCCTCTGCCGGTGGCGCACCTTCTTGTGGTTGTGTAAGTGCATCGCACTCTTCAATAAACTGGATCATTAAGTTAATCTTATCCAGGTCAAGTTCGTCTTGCTGTGCTTCGAGATATGCCATTGTCATTCTCTCTTTTGCAAAGGCCAGATCCATTACAGGCTCCGGTGCATGGTAGATCCCATCCTCAATTATCTCTTGGATCCGCCACTCAACGTCACGTTCAAGTACATCATATAAACTGGTTACACTCTCCAGGTCAGGGAAGTCTAGTAATCTCACAATATGCTCCCTCTGGTTAATGACACCATTCTGAATTAGCTCTGTGACGGCCTGAAGCCTCCCTGCTGGTGTTGAGGGCAAAAGTGATACTGGATAGGCCTGCAGGATATAATCATTTTGGGCCATTTCCACATCCTTAAAATCTACCTCCTGGAGTGCATTTGATTTGACCCCCCGCACAGGAAACGTGCCTGACTCTTTCACAATTTCCCGCGCGAGATCAAAAAACCATTCTGCTGAATCCATGAATGCTTTCTCAAATCTTTGACCCACTGAAATGAATCTTTCAGTCTCAATATCGTGGTAGGTCCGCAATGCTGCACCAGATTCCAAACCTGGTGGTTTCTTACCAGTTGCGGACAATTCTGATATGCCTGCAATTTCATAGGCTTTGCCGAATAACCTTTCCATGTGGCTATAAACTTCAGGGTGCATTGCAGTTGGATTGTAGCTTGTTGGTGGTTGTCCCACATAGTTAATTATTGTGCCTGGTACATTTCTTAGGCGCGACTCTACAACTCTGGATCCATGCTGCACAAATAGCCAGGGTACGCTGAGAAGGTGCATAGATTGCTGGATCCTGAGTGCGAGCTTGTTAATCTCCATCTGTATGTTTTTAAGCTGCTCCGCCAAAGCTATTCCAGCAAATCCTACGCAGGCATCACCCCATGTCATAAAGACAAATGGGTATCTGGTATAGTTATACTGTTCATCTTCGAGGATGACATTCTTCATGTGGATAACATGACGTCCATCGTCTGCATCATTTACAGAAGGCAAGTGCCAGGATTCGACACATTCAACCATATCTGCTTCGTGTCCTTCTTCATCCATGAAATCATTATCTTTTGAAGATGCAGCAAATCTCAGCTCCTCTTCCCTTTCTGGAAAATGTAAAATTAAAGTTTCCAGGGGGATCTGTTTTACCTGGTGCAGTGATGGTGGTTGCTCTGAATATAAAGATGCGTTTAGATCCCATAGCATTTCATTAGGAAACACTCTCTCAACAAACAGCTCCTTTCCTTCTCTGCCAATCTTCATGCAGGCAATGTCAAAAATGCAGCTATCCTGGAATACTTTAGGCATAACATCATAGATATTTGTCTGGTAGAAAATGCCCTCCATAACATCAGTCAAACGTCTTGCATTTTGGCGGAGTTTGTAGTCTCCACGCTTTGTCAGGTACATGGGCTTTGGCTTGCTTTTGCCAATCCTCGAAACCAGGGTGTCAATAATATTGCCAACTACGTTCATCCTCATGCGGTAGTCATCTGCATTGGAAGTCATGCGGTGGTGTGGATCCACTCGGTCAAGCATCTCATAGTCGCGCTGAGTGTACATTCTCAGCATATCCATGTTCAGCGAGTGCCGGCCCCTGTGATCCTCGCGCAGCTGCTCAATTAACTCAGTGAGCAAGTTGCCCATTTCCATTTCATTGTCTTGCTGCC